ACTCTTGCTTGTACTGGGTCTGTGAACGTACACCCATTTGCTCAGCAAGAACGAAAGCGTCTTTATGAGCAAGTAGACAGATACGGTCAGTTGCAGAGTTACCTGCAGCAGTATCAGCATTTGTAGAAACAAATACCTTAACACCGTATACGTCACCGATCTGACCATTACGGATTGTGTTTCCACCTGCAACCTCACCAGTGAAGGCTTGCTCAGTAAACCGTGCAAGACCCATCAATGTGTTACGAGTTGTTGGAGGAACAATCAAGAAACGATCTGACATAGGAACGTCATTGTCATCAAGTCTCTGGATTGATCTACGGATACCAGCATCACCCAATGCAGCAGCATTAGAAGATGAAGAGTTGTAAACCGTAGCACCAGTAGAACCGATGAAAGCGTTAGTTGATGAAGCAGCAGTAGCATAGTCATTAGTACCAACAGTAGCACCGTTGACACCACGACCAAGCTGAACAAGATCAGTATCAACCTGAGTAGCAAGCGCATAACCTGCGTCGTCCGTGTAGAACTTACGCAAAGAAGCTAGTGCTTGTGTCTCTACGATATCCTCGATCAAACGTGAATACTCGTAGTGCTTGTTGATAAGAACCTGTACTTCTGACTCAGTTGCAGCAATAAGCGTTACCTGAGTAGAAGCTGCCTTCGCAGATGCAGAACCACGAGTAGGCTTCGGAATATGAAGCGTATCGCCTTTCTTACCTTTGAAAGACATTTTAGAGAACAAGTTTGCAGCAACAAGATTAGCCTTATATGCTGCGATGATTTCGTCGGACCAAATCTCTGGGATAAATTTATCCGCAGTAGTCTTGGTCACATGGTTAGTACCTAGTGCCATTTTTTATTTCCTTTCAGTTATTTGACACGTCCCTCCGCATATGCAGCCATAATTTCGTCTGACATAGCATCGTAACGTGCTGGATCACGTAAACGTAAATTAATTAAATCTGATCTACGATAAACTTTTCTTGATGATGGAGCAGGTGAGCCTGTGTCTACTGCAGCAGCTTTCAAATTCCTAGCTGTTTCTAATTTTGATTCGCTAATAACATCTGCATTATTACTTTGCTCTGTTACAGGATTCATTTGATTCCATGTAGAAAGTAATTCTACAGCAGAATCATAATCGTACTGTGAGTGAGCTTCAGTAAATAATCTAGTTCTGACTGGTGATGCTTTAACCCATTCAAAGAACTTAGAGTTATTAACTATGTCATCAAAGTTAGGAAACTCTTGTCTAAGTTTTTGAGTTACCTGTTGTTGTTTATATTCAAAAGCCTGTTGCTTTGCTTGTTGAATAGCAGGATGCTTATCTACAGCAGCATTGACTGCACTTACCGGATCTTCAAAATAACTATCTTTAGGATCAGGTTCTTCTTCTTTAGGTTGTTCTACGGCTTTCTTGTTTGAGATTTGCTGTTTGATTAACTCATCTGCTAATCGCCGGACCTCACCAACTTCTTGAGCTTGTCTACCAATTAGCTTTTCAGATTCTTGATGCATCTTAACAATATCTGCAATAGACTTGTTTCGATACTTTTCAGGAAGTTCCTCTTCAGTTTGTTCTACAGGTTGTTCAGCTTCTGGCTGAGTCTGTTCTTCTGTTTGTTCTTCTTCCTCTATGTCAAGACTTAGAGCTTCTTCTAACGGATCTTCAAATGTAGCCATACAATCTCCTGTCACGCTTGTGATTTTAGGAATTAAAAAATGTCACTGACGTTCAACCTCTACGTTTCTCAGCGACTCTTGTTGCCTCTTCGTGTTTTCTAGCCCACGCATCAGCAGCAGTTGGAAAGTCTCCCGACACTCCTTCTAATGCAATACGTGGTTTAGAAATAATACGAAGTGACACACATTGACAAGTAGGACACTCAATAGTGGTTACCTTCTCGTCAATATACTTTTCTGTGGTGTGACCTTCACCACATCTAAATTCAAATATTCTCTTCATTGTTCAGTTGCTCCCACGCTTCCTCAGAAAGTTGTTTAAGAGTGCTGATCCAATGTAGGACATCTAACTGTCCTTTACGAAAGTTTAATTCTTCTACGCTCTTAGTAGCTAGTAAATTATTTCTTTCTGTTATTATCTTTTCAATATCAGCTAGTAAGTCTATCCATCCCTTAGTAGCCATCATGTCAAATCTTGCTTCGTAATACTCTTGAAGGTCTTTATCCAATACGGAGTCCTCTATTAAGTTACTGTAATGCATAAATGAGAATGATTATCATTTACAATTAGATGCATTATACCACAAAATAACTTGTTTGTCAAGCATTATTTTGTCTCATTTGTTGATTAACTATCTTTTCATTTGACTCTATTTCACGTTCTTTAAGCAACATCTCTGCTGCTTTAACACGTTTGTCAAACTCATTCTTATCTTTCATATTAATATTAGCAGTCAAACTTCTAACAAGATCAGCCTTAACTTTATCATCAAGCAACGATGCTTCTACTAATAGCTTCTGCGCTCTAGCCTGTGCTTCTTGTGCATCAGCAGCAGACTCCTGCGCTCTAGCGTTAAGCTCGTTAGCCTGAGCTTGTACAAGGGCCATCTGTAGTTGTTGTGCTTGTTGTTCAAGTTGTTGTACTTGTGGATCAGGTTGTGACATCTGATCTAACTGAGCCATCAATTGTTCTTTGTTTAACAATCCTGATGTACTAATAATACTTCTTAGTAGTATAGGAACAATAGGAGATGTTGGTCCTAGTGTTTGCATCAAACCAATCAACTGCTGTTGCTCATACTCTCTAGCAATAGCACCAATACTTGACATTGTTGTAAACTTAAAGTCTTTCATTGGGTAACGATTAGGATCAAACTGCATATAACGATATGCAACCTTCTTTACCATTGGGATAATGAAGTCATCCTGAAACGATGCCATCGCTACTTTATTCTTTTTAACGATAGCTGACATGGCTAATGACATACCCATACCGTTGTTCTGTCCTGCAGTAGATGCTGCACTCTTGACCAACTCTGACGAGTCTAGTGTGCCTGTAGCTTGTAGCAGCATCGCCTCAAATCCTTTTGCTGTTTCATAGTTCGAGGCATCAGTTGACCCAAACTTGAACGGTTGCAGGATCTCAGCAGGATTTCCATTAGTCAGGATGTTTTTACCAGGTCTGACTTCAAACTTCATACCTCTCGGTAATCTTGTAGCATCAATACCCATCATAGGTGCAGTAGTTAGTGCCAGAGAGTCCATGTGAGACCGTAGCTGGGCATCAATAGCTTTCTGCATATTGTATGCTTTCTCTACTGTTCCAACCCCGTAGAAGCGTCCAGGACGAACCTCAGGCCTATATGCAATGATAGGTCTATCTTCCATCATGTATGGACTACGTTCTGCTTTTAGTAGATGTACATCATTAGCTACAACAATAATAGCTTCTACTAAATCAGCTACTCTATCTGCAGCAGAATCTTCAGGGAACAAATCTACAATCTCATCCCCTTCACTTTCTAATTGCTCCAGATATTCTCTAGGTACAAGACCGTAGTATCGCATGACCTTTACTTTATCGTCTTGATAAGAAGATGATTCTGTTTTATCTACATCTAAATCATCACCTTCATAGTGAGGTTCAATGTCACACTTACGGTATATACCAGATTCAATACCTTTAACTACTTGATAAAGACTTACGTACTCTTCTACTGCTACACCTAATGAATCCTCAATAGAGTCAGCATTAGGATCAATAAGCAAGTTACGTGGATGTACAGGCTTAACTTTAACTGAAACCTTTTCTTGTTCAGTTACACCAACAGCAGACATCTCTCCACCAGGCATCTGTTGTGTAGTAGGGATACGTTCCATCTCTGTCTTAACAAGAACCTCACCTACACCAGTACCATATATCTCTGCTAGTTTTACAATAGAACTAACGTTATTAATATATGCATTGTTATGTGTATCTTCGATCAGAAGAGACTGCATAATTTCTACATCGCTTCTATCCTGATCTAAACCGTCATCTACTATTTCAAAGAGTTTACCAGATCCTGCAAAGCCTTCCATAGTTTCTGCAACCCTGTTATCAACAGCTTGGCGAGTTGCAGGACTAATGATTTTGCTACGTTCACTATCCCTAGTACGGTCTTCAGAAGCCCAGATACCATAATAAATCCTTTCGTATTCATCCCATTTAGTTTCATAGTTAGTATCTCTCCAGTCTCTCCACTTATCACAGTGTTCAACTACGAATGATACTAGCTCTTTATCACTCTCAGTGACTTCGTACTCTTCTACTGATTGTAATTCTTCGTTGTATAGTTCAGCCATATTAATATCCTGATATAATGTCTAAGGGTTCGTAATCATCTTCGTAGTCATCAAAGTACACTGCTGCATTAGCTATATGTGCTATCAAACTTAGTGAATCAACCATGTCATCGTGTACACCAGTGGTAGGAAAGTTAAGCAGTTCATCTTTAAATGCTGGTGTCCACTCACCATCACATAACTCTATCTGCTTGTGTTCAAACCTACCTTGTAATGCACCAACAACTCTATCTACTTTACTCTTGTTGCCTAGTCGTATCTCTTCTATCCTCGGATACACATTTCTTTTTAACATCATCTCTGTTAGATACGGAAGCAACGCTCGCATCAAAGAACCTTTTTCTATTCCAATTACTTGTATGTCGTATAATTGGACATGCTTTAGGATTCTCTCGCATACCTCTTTTATATCCCACCTTCCTGCGTCAACCTTATCAACCCACCATTTATTGTCATCACCTACCTTGACAATGGCTATTGATGTCTGGTCTAAATACTTCTTTTTATTACTTGCCTGAGCAGATACGTTTTCAAAACCTGCAAGGTCAACTCCCATATAGTAAGTTCCATGCTCTGGTTCCTCATCCTTATCTTTTATTAATACCCAATCTTCTTTAAACAAGTCTGACTGTGGTGCTTCAAAACTAGCCATAAACTCCTGCCTAAACGCAAACGTAGACATGGTGTTCTTAGCTACTTCAATCTCTTCCTTATCTAACAACGGATTATCAAAAGAAGTAAAGTGCCAACTCTTCCAATCCTTTGCTTCTGGTCTTTCACTCTGACCTAGCTTATAGATATCATAGAAGTGATTACGTCCCTTCGGTGTACCTATAAATACTGCATGACCCTTCAAGTCAGCCAATGCAGGTCTTAAAATCTGCTCGAATACTGTAGGCTTAATATCTGCATACTCATCAAGTACGACAAACTTTAAGGCTACACCTCGCATCGTTTCAGGTCTGTCAGCACCCTTTAACGATATGACAGATCCATTAACCAGTGTGATCTGCATGTTGTTTACATGACTATTAGTTATAACTGGATGTGCTAACTCCAGCAACTGTTGCCACATAATGTCCCTAGCCTGTTGCTGCGTAGGGGCTACATACCACACGTGTCCCTTCTTGGCTTCAAGTGCAGAAACTATAAGTCTCCACGCTGCTAGCCTACTCTTTCCTGTACGTCTACCTGCTGCTATGACCTTAAACCTAGCCTCGTCAGTCCAAACCTCCTGTTGCCATGGCAGAAGTTTAATCTTCAGATCGGACATCTATGGTCTCGTATTCAACATCTTGATAATCTTGTTCCTCTTCCTCTGTCTGATCAACGATTGCCTTCGCATCCCCAACCATTGAAATCTGAATAGATACATTACCTCTTCTAGCATCCTTGTCCTTTTCAAAGTATGAGACTGGTAACATTCTGTCCATACACATCTTAAGACAAGCTATCTGATCTTTATCATCATCGTCCAGTGCTTTCTTTAAAACAGTATTTATCACTGTTTCACCACTGGTTGTTAGCAAACGAGCATAGAATTCTTTTATTCTAGCTGCTTCGCCTGGTGGTCTACCAACAACACCTCGCTTTTTCTTAGCTTCAATGTCTGTTTTACGTGGACGACCCCTTTTTCTTTTTACATTTGTTTCTTTTTCTTTAAGGGACAATAGTTTATCCTTAGTTATTTAGTAATACTATGTAGTTTAAGACGGAGGATAATAATTATAATTATAGTTTGGCTCTTAGTCTACATAGTAGAGACGTATTATAGCATACTTTAAGACATTTGTCAAGTATTATTTACATAAGTTAGGTACTACCCAGAGATTTTTTTGTAGGGAACACCTACTATTTAGTTCTAAATGTACGCTATCCAGATCAATATTTAACTTATTGATTCTAAATGTACATTTCTTCTATTATTTTTTATTAATTTATGCAGTATATTGCAGTTATTTACCTCTTTTTTGTATCTGTTAGCTACCCCCCACCCAGGCCCCTGCCACTTAGCCCTCCCCCCCATGCCTCCGCAGGCTACACAAATTGTAAATGAGAATCATTATCATTATGAGAACCATTATCAGTTACACAGGCTTGACAATCTGGTCAATGTGTGAGTGTGCTGGGCTGGCTATCAAGGCACTTTAGACTGAATCTAAAAAGTTTATAGGGGTGTGATATTAATACAACAAACTGTCTCATTTCTGCACTATGCCTCTGAGACGCTCGTAGAGGCCCGTCACGCTACGCACCGTCTAGGGTATAGGGTAACCTACATGGGGTCGAGATCGTTAAAAGTCTTTATAATCAATAACTTACGTATCAGCGCCTCAATGGTGTATCATTTATGCAACAATCTACCATTGTAAATGAGAATCATTCGCATTTAGACCAACTAATGGCAATTTGATGGCATTGAAAAAAAATATTAAAAAATGCTTGACACGCTCT